TAACAAGTTGTGAATATTTTGGAACAGGAGGTTGGAAAACTTGCACAGCATCTATTGGTGAAATAAGAGATACTGAATTTAAAATTAATTTTAGTGGTATAACTGATAGTGAAACACAAAATGGAATTGTTTTAATTAGAATGGTGGGGAGTATTACATTAAACTTATGATAAATAAAATATTAGCAATTATATTTACAATAATAGATTTAAAGGAGGAAAATAAAACATGGTTAAAATTTGGAATGAAAAATTAAAAGATGTTTTAATAAGGGCATTTAAAACATTTATTCAGGGTTTTTTGGCTACATTAATAGTTTTAATTAAGGAAACTGATTTAACGGATGAAAGTTTATTAAAATCCGTTCTAATTGGTGCATTAGCAGGTGGAATTAGTGCAGTAATGAATCTAATATTAAAAGCATTAGATGATGAAAAACAAACAACATTTAACATGGATACCTTTGATGATGATGAAGAGGTAGATGAATAATGAAATTTGTGGAAAGAACAACAGCTCCTAGTAATGATAATAAATTCTATTTAAAGGCAGGTAAGGGTGGATATAATAGAGCTATGGAAATTAATTCAAAAACACATTCCTGCCTTCCAAATTGTGTTGCGATGGCACACGGAAGATGGCTTGAGAGCCAAAATCAAACGGATTACAATAAATATGATAAATTACCAACAGGAAATGCTGAAAATTATTATACATATACAAAAGATGGATATAAAAGGGGAACAACACCAAAATTGGGTGCGATTATATGTTGGCGAAAAGGAAAAGCCGGATATGCAAAAGATGGTGCAGGACATGTTGCATTTGTAGAAAAGGTTTATGACAATGGCGATGTATTAACATCAAATAGTGCATATAATGGTAGACGATATTACACAAAAAAATATACTAAATCTAGTAAATATTATTTGGGTAGTAAATATACATTTCAGGGATTCATATATAATCCATGCGATTTTGATGAGAAATATGATCTAAAAAGATTATTAAAAAAAGGTTGCAAAGGTAATGATGTAAAAGAATTACAAAAAACATTGGGTGGTTTATCCGTTGATGGAATATTTGGTGTAAAAACCGAATCAAAGGTTAAATCATTTCAAAAATCAAAAAAATTAGTAGCTGATGGAAAGGTTGGAAAAAACACAGCACATGCATTGGGTTGGCTATGGAAAGGAAAATAAAGATGGAACAAAGTAAATTTGAAAGAGAAGTATTAGATAGATTAATGCGATTAGAAACAAAAATAGATATGCAGGATTACAAAGGGATTCAGGAAAAAGTAGACAATTCATTAAATTTATCAAAAACAAATGAAGAAAGAATAGATAAATTAGAAGATACTCAAAAATGGTTAGCAAGATTAGTTTTGGGAGCTTTGATTTTGGGAATACTTGGTTTCATCTATAAAATGTAATAAAGGGTAGATTTTAGGATCTACTCTTTTTTTATTTACAAAAAAATAATAATAGTGTATAATACACAGCCAATCAAAAGGGGGATGTATTATATGAAACAAACAAGAAATGTTTATTATTTTGATTATTCGCCTGAGGCATATAAATATATCATGACTAGTAAAATATTAAGACAAAGTGAAAAAAATATATTAAATGATATTATTAGTGGTAAAACGGTCAAAGAATTAGCTCTAAATAATAAATGTAGTGAAATGACAATTTGTAGAAGAAGAAAAAAGATATTTAATTTAACTAGAACACTTATGTAATAGTAAGTGTTCTTTTTTTGTGCCAAAAAATGACATTAATTGTTATTATTTGTTATTAAATGTTATTAATTGTTATTAGAAAAACTTTGCAAATTTTAAAAAATATATATAATAACAGCCACAAAAAGGCAATATATGGTTAAAAAACGGTAATTTTAGAATAATTATTGCATTTACAATGGGATTAGTGATGGATATGAAAAAAGAATTGGCAAATAAACAAATCTACGATGATTTTATTAGTAAAACTATTTTAACCGATAATGAACAGGACATATTAATTAGATACATTAAAAATGATAGTATTGTTAAAATGGCTGAAGATACAAAACAGGGTACAACAACTATATCTAGAACAATAGCAAATGTAAAAGAAAAATATTCATGCTATAAAAAATTAGAATTAGCAAAACTAATGTTATTATCAGGTAAAAAATGGTAACAATGGGGTAATTTTTATCCCGTTTTTTATTGGATAATGGAATTAGAAAAGGAGGAATGCTACTTATTAGAGTTGTTTAAAACACAATTTGAAAAGTAATATTAGCATTCGCCTTTTCTTTTTTATTAGGAGGAAACATGTATAACACACCGTATTACAACAATCAAGCAAATCTAGATAGGGTAAACAACCAAATTGCCGAATTAGAAAGAATAAAAATGCAAATGCAACAACCAATGGCACAACCAACAAATTTAACACAAAACTTTCAATTAGCTCCAACAAATAGAGATGTAATTAAATATTTAGGATCAATTGAAGATGTGCAAAAGGAAATGGTAGTTGGTGATACACCATATTTTAGTAAAGATATGTCGGTTGTATGGATTAAAAATACAAAAGGGGAAATTAAAACATATGAGCTAAATGAAATAATACCAAAGGATGCAAAGGACATCCAAATAGATTTATTACAAAATGAAATAGAAGTATTAAAGAAAGAGATGAAAAAATATGATGAATGTATTACAAATGTTATTGAATCAAAAGATACAACAAATCCCGAATGGTTTAATGAAACAAATGGAAAACCAATTGAAGAGGATAAATCCACAAGCATTCAAAGAATATCAAGAGGCAAAACAAAATAATACAAATCCAAATGAATATTTAAATAAAATAACTAGTAATTTCAATCCGGAAATGAAGAAACAATGGGATAGTATGATGAATGGTATTAATTCGCAAAAGAATTGATATAAAAATATTATGAAAGGAGAGATGTTATGAACGGAAATTCAACAGGTATTGTGCCAACAATAGATTTAGCGACAAACAATAGTGGTGGATTTGCTTATCCATATCCTGTAATGTCAGGATTTGGTGGTGGCGGATTTGGCAGCGGTTTTGGTGGCGATGGTGCTATTTGGTTAATTGTTCTATTGGCATTAATTTGGGGGAATAATGGCAATGGAAATGGTGGTTTCTTTGGTGGAAATGGTGGTTTTGACAATGGATATGCTTGGTTAAGTAACGGTCAAAAAGACATCATGAATCAAACAAGCGATGGATTTAATTCATTACATATAAGCAACCAAGTTGAAGGTGTTAGAGATGGCATTTATTCATTATCAAATCAATTGTGTAATTGCTGTGCTGACATGAATCAAACAGTAAGTAATGGTTTCTATAATGCGGAAATAGCTGCCGCAAATAGACAAATGGCTGATATGAACCAAATGTTTAATTTAAGTTCACAATTAGCAAATTGCTGCTGTGAAAATAGATTAGCAACAGCTAATTTAAATTCAACTATACTTGCCGAAAATTGTGCCGATAGAGCTGCATTAGCTGAAGGAATTAGAGATGTTATTACAAATCAAACATCTAACACACAAAGAATTTTAGATCAATTATGCCAAGACAAAATTGATGCTAAAAATGAAAAGATTGTTGATTTACAAAGGGAAATTCTAATGAAGGATTTACAAGCAAGTCAAGTTCAACAAACAGCCGATATTAGAGCCGGTCAAGAAAATGCTGCAAATACATTATTTAATTTATTAAATACATGTCCAATTCCTGCAACACCGGTGTATGGTAGAACAAGCATTTTTACATGTCCAAACAATAACGGTTGCGGATGCAATAACAATTTTGCAACAAGTCAATTATTTTAATGGCAAATAGTAGATTACTACTGACCTGATTACAGGAACTTGCTAAAATGTGTTGTTAGAACACAAATTGCAACACAATGGGAATAGGCAAGTCTTATTCCCTTTTATTATAGAAAGGAGAGATACATAATGATACAAACAATTATAAATGAACCAACAGCATTAACAAGTAATACAAGTCCAATAGTTTTTGATGATACCGATATTAGAACGAGATGTGCATTTTGTTCCAATGGGGGATGGTTAGATTACCAAAATGGGAATCCAATATTTAAAATATTTGGTAATGGATATACCGGATATTATAATGTCAATTTTAGTGCAACAATTAGCTCAGCAACAGCGGGTGCAGTTGCAATTGGATTATATGAAGATGGTATTTTGATTCCGGATACGGTAAGGGCTGTAACATTAGATGCGGCTGATGATTTTGAAACCGTTTCATTTAATAAAAAATTAAGAGTATGTCCAAGAGGAACATCTAACATAACAGTTGGTAGTGTACCTGCAGTACCAACACCAACAACACCAACAACACCTGTAACAACGGAAATACCAATCATTGTTTCAGCTACATTTAATATTTCAAGAGCTAATAATTAATGAACAACAATATTTATGACAAATTGGGAATTATTTTACAGGCATTAAGTTTGCAAATATTATTTAATGATTTTAATAATAATGATTTAATGCAGGAATTACAAAAACAGGATAAAGAATATTTTGAAACATTGTTAATTCAAAATGAAGAAATATTGAATCTTTTAAGAAAGGAGTCAAACAATGGAAAATAAAGTTATAGAAAAAATGACTGAAAGTATTAACAAACAACTAGAAGATGGACTAAATACACAAAATATTGATCTATTGTATAAATTAGTAGATATATACAAAGATATGAAGGAGGTAGAAAATATGAATTATGGCGAATACGGAAGAAGAGCAGGATATGATGCATATGGTAGAAACAATTACGGAAACTATGGAAACTACAATATGGAATATGGTAGAGGTAGTTATGGTAGACAGGGCAGGGATATGAAATACCGTGGTGATGATGAGTTAGATAGAATGTATGGTGAATATGGAAGATACCAAGAAAGCCGCCAAAGATATGGTGCCGGTGAAGAAACTGACAAATCATTTCATTACATGGTTAAATCATTAGAAGATTTTATCAAAGTTTTATATGAAGAGGCTGAAACACCACAACAAAAACAACAATTAATGGCTGCTCTTCAAAATTCAATGAGATAATGTATGAATTTTATAATGAAAATCCATTAGGATTATTTGAAGATGATTGTGTAGTCAGGTCAATTTCATGTGCTACAAACAGGTCATGGGATGCCGTTTATGATGAATTAAGCGATTTAGCACAAGCAAATGGAACATTATTTGATAAAAAAGACTTTGTTAGAGGCTATTTAGATAGTCATTTTAGGCGAATTAATAATCCGCCGTATAAAATATATCAGGTGGCACAAAATTTCAAAAATAACATTGTTTTGTGTACCATGCGAGGTCATATAGTATGTATTAAATATGGAATTATATATGACACATTCAATCCAAGCGATAGAATAGTTGAAGATGTATGGATAGTAAAATAAAAAAAGAACTAAAATTTAAAGTTCTTTTTTAGTATTTGGAATATCTTTGATTATCAATAGACCATCCATCATATTTTGATTTCATATAATTAGTTATTTTATTTAAAATGTATTCCCGTTCATTTTTAGTACCATTATCAAATTTGTAATGGCAATCATTTATGGTGAATCTAGAACATAATGTTACAACATTAGTTTCAATTCCTAGACCGCCATGTGCTCGGGATAAAATATGTGCATTTGGCATCACATTATATTTATTACCACATACAACACATTCACCATGATCCCTTTCAAAAACTTTCTTTTTAACCGACATTGGTATATCGGTTGATTTAGCTCGTTTTGTTTTCATAAAATAACCTCTTTTTATACCAATATTTTATTACTAAAAAATTGATGTGTAAAGCAACAATCCTTTTATTTATGGGGGTAAAAGTGGTATAAAAAAACAAAAATCAAAAAATGATGTAAAATACACATGATAGCAATTGACTATTATTTTTTTATATGATAAACTTGTATCATGTTAGGGGTAATACAAAGAAACCTAACAAATAATTGAAAATTTGGATATGTTGTTTTTAGTTAATATGGCATTGCTTTTACTACCGATAATATATGTTATGTAAAGTTAGTGTAAAGCAATGTTAAAAAACATTGCTTTTTTTGTTTTCTAAAAAAATATTTATCCAAAAATTCAAAAAGAAAGGAGTAAAAACATTGAAAAAATTTGTGTTGTTTCCGGAAATAGTAGCTGAAATGGAAAGAAGAGGGGAAACAAGAAAAGATTTAGCGAGATTACTAGAATTAGATGTGTCGCAAATAACTAGAAAATTGAACGGCGATATTCAATGGACAATCGGGGATATTGAGGTAATGACATTACATTACAACAAGGATTTTTGGGAATTATTTAGAAAGAATAAAAAGGTGGATGAAAAATGAAAACAATTTTAAAAATTAAATGGGAAAACATTTTAACAATTCTAATGTTAGCAGCAACAATTTATGGATGGATAGTTTATTTCAAATATGCTACCGAAACAAAAATGTTGGCATTAGCATCAATAACAACATTTATGTATATGACAATGATATTCAACTATAAAACAATTGCAACATTTAGAAAAGAAGTATTGAAATTTTGGTAAAAGAAAAAAGAATTTTGGCAAATTCTTTATGTAGTAATTATACCACATAAAGGCAACTTTTCAAAGGGGGAAATCTATTTGAAAGGAAATGAATATGAGAGAAAGAGTTTTAAATTATATCAGGGATTTTGGTTCAATAACTACATTCGAGGCATTTACCGAATTGGGATGTACTAGATTAAGCGAATATATTAGACAATTAAGGTTGGAATACAACATTTTAGATCAATGGATAACATCTACCAATAGATATGGCGAAAAGGTGCAATTCAAAAAATATTGGTTGGATGATGGTGAATGATATGGCACAAAAAAGAATGTTTGATAAAACAATAACAAATAGTGATGATTTTCTAGAATTACCTGATAGTTCACAAGTATTATATTTTCATTTAAGTATGAATGCAGATGATGATGGATTTGTAA